GGCGATGTCTGGTTCAAGCCGACACCGTTTGTGCGCCCAACCAATCAGGACGCTGTGTTCTCACAGTTGCTTTGTTACGGACAGTTGACATGCAGCAACCGTGCCCGACAGGGATACTTGCACTCGGCTACCTGATAGACAGTTCGTCGCCACGGGAGGTATCATGGCACGGGGTTTCGCATACGCATACAAACAGGGTCAGCGCCCCGCAAACACACCTGCGGGAAACTATAAGACGCTCAACCCTGAGGGTCACCCCGTTGGGCGTGACAGGCGTATACATCGTGTAAACCCCACCCCCACCCATGAACCTCCCGTGGCGGCACCATCTTCCAACTGTGCCGCCACCACTAAAAGCGGGAACCCTTGCAAGGGGCGCCCGGTCGGTGACACAGACACCTGCGTTTTCCACACAACGTAAGGCCGTTTCGTGCAACTAACCGACATGCGCGACTATGTGCGAAACATAGTTGACATCACCGTAAACGACATTGCCGACACGACAATGAACACGTTTCTGCGTGAAGGCTACGACGTTATCGTCTACTCCGAAAAACGGTGGCCGTTCTACGAAACGGCTTTAACCTTCGACACGGTTGTGTCACAAAAAGATTATTCGATGACCGAAATCGCCGTCAACCAAAGTTTCGTACACGACGGCGTAACATTCTCCGGTGTTGCCGCCCCCTCCAACGTCGGGCTGCGAGAAATCGCGGCCCTAAAAACCGACAACCACGTCCTAGAATACATCGGCTACGACGTAGGTGACGTAATCTACCCGTTGGATTCCAACACCACCGGGCGTCCTTGGTACTGGTCGATGTGGAGCGGCGGATCAAGCGCCTCGGCGGGGATCAGCAACCAGACAATCCGCCTGTACCCCACCCCCGGTGAGATACAAACCATTTCGGTGCGCGGATACCGCAACCCGGTCGATTTCGCCGGGACTAGCCCCGTTTACCGTGCGGCAGTAGCCGCCGCAGACACCCCCGACCTGCCAGAACCATTCAACACCGTTCTAGCCCTATACGCCATATACCGGTCGTACCAGCAGCAAGAAGACGCTGCGATGGGGCAACAGTATTATGCACAGTTCATTCAGGAACTAGAAAACTTGCGGGCACGCTTTGAAGACGCCCCCGCTGCCCAGCCCCTCATTCTCAACAGTATGCGAGCGTCCCGTTGGATGGGTCAATCCTATTTGCCGAACCGTCTACGCTACTCTTGGGAACTGTAACCAATGGGTGCCACACTACGCGCAATGCCAGCGCCCTCAGCGCAAGCCTACCGGTACGACGAAAAATCTGAGTTCACCGGGGGCCTCAACCTTCGCGCCGACCAGTTCAACCTTGCCCCCAACGAATCCCCGGCGCTACTAAACGTCGAAGTGGACCCGCGCGGCGGTGTCAGGCGACGCGACGCCATAACAAAAATCAACGCCACAGCGTTAACAGACCAGATCATTTCGCTGTTCACCCACTATGCGCCAAACCTGAACCAAATATTCGCCAGCGTAAACCCTGCTGCTGCACCATCCACCACACAGGTTTATTTCAACGAAGCCGCCAACGGCGACTTCTCAGGTCCAATAGCGTACAGCAACGGTGTTCTAACATTCTCCGGCAGTCAACCTGCTGCCGGTGTGACGTTCAACGGTTACACCTACATCGTGAACGGCACCATGTTGGCCGCACCGCACAACTTGGGTGCTGCAATCAAATGGAACGGCTACAACGCGCCGCTACCATACGACCCGGCTAGCCCGCCGACCTCTTACCCCGGATATTTGTCACCTGATTTGGATGGTTCAGACGGGCATTTCCCGTGCGCCCGCTATGTGACAACATGGATGGATCACGTTTGGGCCGCATACACCGAGGAACTTATCGACGGCACACAAAAGAACCGTGTCCGATTCTCCAAAAACGGTGACGCCGAAAACTGGACAGCCACCGACTACATCGACATTGACATTGGCGAAGACGGCGACCACATCACCGCCATCATCCCCGACGCCGACCGGCTACTCGTCTTCAAAGAAAACAGTGTTTACGCTATCGCCGGGTTCGACCGGGACTCATGGCAGGTTCGCAACATCACTCGCACCGCCGGATGCCGCGAAGGGACACAACCCGTAGCGTCAACTGCCGGGGTTTTCTTCTGGTACGGCGAAGACGGTGTATACCTCCTGTCATACGACGAAGCAGTCTGGGTGTTTGAACGCATCAAACCCTCCATGACCTACGACGTTGGACAACCCGCGCTGACACTAGGGACTGCCCCATCGCTAATGTGGTTTGACGAGCGTCTGTGGGTTTCCGTGGACTACCAGTCCGATGACAACATTTCCGGGTCGAGTCAAACAGGTCGCCGCAACACGTTCGTATGGGACCCTTCGTTGGGTCCGACCGGTTCTTGGACCCGCCACGACATCAACGCCCGCTCCCTGCTGGCATACCGCCCAACGGGTGACACCCATTTGGGGGTAGCGGCCACATCAAACATTACAACTGTCGCGTCGTTCGACAGGATTTCTAAGGTCGATCAGAACGAGGACACTGACGCTTACGTTGACGGGTCGGTGGACGAAATCAACTCGTACTATCACACTGGCTGGTTCATCGGCAACCGGCCCACCTTCCCGAAACGGTGGGGTAAAACCCGTACCGTTCTCCTTGCCGACAACAACGTTGATATTGTCATGTACATTTATAAGGATTACGATTCTTCCACAGCGGAGATTGGCTATTCTAAAAGCATTGTCGGGTTGGGGACCCTTTCTTTGTGGGATACAGCCAAGTGGGATGATAGCGACACCACCTCCGACTATTATGCGGCATGGCAGGCTGAGGGTACTTCTGACCGGTATTTGTTCGCCCGCTGGCCCACGATTGGGACAGCGCAGGCTATTAGTTTGAGATTCAGTGTTTCCCCCACCGCGCCCAAACGGGGCAAGTGGGGTGTGACATCGGTCGTCGCCATGTATAGGACACGGAGGTTGAGATAGTGGCAGCCCTAGGGGTTACCAACTCGTTTGTTGCGGCGACAACTATTGTTGCGTCACAGATGAACACCAACTTTACAGATATTGTCAGTTGGGCCACCGGAACCCCCACTTTGTCCACATCGGGGTCGATTACCACAGTGGGCGGCGAGTTGAACGTAGCCGAACTGTTAACCCTGACCGGGCAACTCTATTTGAACAATGCGTCTGTAGCGAACCAGTACATTGTTTGGGAGGGTTCCAACGCTGACGCTTACGAAACGTTTTTGAAAGTAACGGAACCGACAGCGGACCGGACGATCACGTTGCCTAATGCTACGGGGACTGTTTCCTTGCAGGGTGACGGCAACGCCAGCAACATTATTTCCAACTCGGTCTTCAACTAAGGAAAGTAGAACATGGCAACATACTCAAAGGTCGCTCTAAGCGGTGGTGCTGCTGATGGTACAGGTATCGAACTTGCCGTTGACAGCGGAACCTTTACAACGGTTCACACCACCACGACGACGGCGACGACTCTAGACGAAATCTGGTTGTACGCCTCCAACACGGATACAACGGATCGTAAGATTACGTTGAAGTTTGGTGGAACGGACGATCCGGACGATCTGATTGAATACACAGTGACGGCAGAGAGCGGTTTGGTTCTGGTGGTTCCCGGTTTGATCTTGGCGGGTAAGGCCAGCACGGGTCTGATACTGCTGGGTGCGGCTGCGGTGGCTTCCAAGGTGACCGTGTTCGGGTACGTCAACCGTATCACCGCCTAGCAAATGTTCCGTCAGGATCGCACCAACCCGTCTACCGCTGTTTCCAACTGGCGGGGGCGACATGACACGCCGAAGGCGTGGCCGTCTACGGCCGTGTCTACTTGGTTGAACGGCGGCTTGTTCGGGGCTGTTGGCATGACGGCGTTCGGAGGGATCATCTCCCAGTACGTCGATTCGGGTGATTCCAAGACGTACCGCGTGCATTGCTTTCGCGGTTCTGGCAAGTTCGTGGTGTCTGCTGGTACGGCTAATGTGGACGTTCTCGTCATCGCAGGCGGCGGTGCGGGCGGTTCAGGACCAGCGACGGCGGCAGCCAAAGGCGGTGCTGGTGGCGGCGGTGCGGGTGGCGCAGAAGCGTTCTCGTCAATCGCCGTCGCAGCAGGAACCCACACGGTCACGGTCGGCGCTGGCGGTATCGGCAGGGACGACAGCACACAGGTCGATGGGGCCGTTTCATCCTTCGCTGTGAGCGGAGGTTCCACCTACACCGCAGCGGTAGGAGGCGGTGGCGGGCAGTACGGTGTCACGGGCAACGACGGGGCGTCAGGTGGCGGCGGTGGTGGTGACGGCACCAACGCTGGTGGTGCGACCACCGACTCGGATCAGGGTTACGCCGGTGGTACTGGCGGCACAGGGTCAGGTGCCCACCCGTTTGAGGGCGGCGGTGGTGGAGGCAAAGGCGCTGTTGGCGGCAACGCTTCGGCCAGTGTGGGCGGCACGGGTGGAGCAGGCGGCACGGGCCTACAAGGTATTTCGCAGACGACTGTTACCTACGCAGGGGGCGGTGGTGGCGGCAGTACGACCGCTGGTGCGGGTGGTTCTGGTGGTGGCGGCGCTGGCGGTCAGGACGGTCAAACGAGCGGTGTGCCGAACACGGGCGGTGGTGGTGGCGGTAACGCCGGGTTCACTGGTGGTGCTACGGACGCCAAGCGCACGGGTGGCGACGGTGGTGCGGGGATTGTTCTAATCAAGTACGACACGGGGCTGACCTGATGGCCGATCCTTCTTACATCGTTGATGGTGTTCTCACTGACGGTGAGGCATGGGTTGGCATCGCACATGCATCCCTC